GCTCGGCGCTGCCGGTGCGCGTCAAGAAGCTCAAGAAGCGCGGCCTGATCTCGGATCGGGCGCTGGACAAGGCAAGGAGCCGGACATGAGCAAGAAGCAGGACAAGTACGAGGACAAGTACGCCGAGCACGAGGACGCGCCGTTGGCCGAGGGCGACCTCACGCCGGCGCAGCAAGCCGAGCTCGGCGAGCAGGCCAAGCCGTGGCTGGAGCGGTTCAAGGCCGCGGTGGACGATGTAGCCGCTCGTCACGCACAGGGCACGGCGCCGTCGCCGGCCGTGGTGGCCGAGCTGCGGGCGCTCTACGCCGAGATGGACCCGAATGCGGCCACCGAGCCCGAGCCGGCACCCACGGCATAGCGACATAGTCGCATAGGAGGCGATCATGGCTGAATCGATGCGAGCACTGGCGCGGCGCGGCTTGGTGTCGTCCAAGGGCGTGCAGAACGCCATCAACAACTCCACCAAGGTGCAGAAGTCCAAGATGGCGCCGTTTCATGGCCGCCAGAAGGACGAGGGCGAGGCGCACGGCCTCGGCCACGCCATTGCGCGGGTCGATGAGATCAACTCGAAGCTCACGCAGGCCGATCGGGCGAAGTCGGCGCCGAGCACCAAGGGCCGTTCAAGCGCCCCGCAGGGCGGCCACGTCGGGGCGAGCCAGACGCCGACGCGCTATCAGATCGACAAGTTCCCGCGCGGCCAGGGCAAGACGTTTCCGGCCGGCGGGAAGGTGAGCGCCAAGGGCAAGAAGAGCGTCGGCGTCAAGGGTCCGCCGGCGAAGCGCACCGGCGGCCCAGCGGGCAGCGGCCGGAATTACTACGGCGGCAGCAACCGCAACCCACCCGAAGGCGGGTAAGCCATGGCCGACGCGCTGCGACGAGCTGATCGGATGAAGGTCGAGACGATCGGCGGCGAGACATTCGTGAATAGCGACTTGGGTTCGGCCGAGTTGCGCCGTGACCTGCATGAAATAGCCATGGAACCGATGCGCGTACCGAAGCTGCCGCAGCCGAACTCTGTTGCGATGGAGGAGGGCGGCTTCAGGGCGGTGCCGACCACGCTCTCGGTCGACCCGCAGGCCGACAAGCTTGCCAAGGTCAAGGCCATCCGGGCGCAGGCGCAGGCGTTCAAGGCATTGCTGCGGGAGCTCGGCTCCAATCGATCGTTCTCGATCTCCCGGCAGCGGATAGAGGAGGCCGTCCACTGGGCGGTCGATGGAATCATCAATGAGCGATCTGGATAGGAGAATTGATGAGATCGGTCTCTCGACGCGGGTCAAGTATTGTTGCATGAACCACCTACATATAGAAACAGTGGGCGATCTCGTCCAATACTCCGAGGCTGAACTCAGGTGCTTACCAAACTTCGGACCCAAGTCCCTCAAAGAGGTGAAATCATATCTCGCGAGTGTCGGCCTGCATTTGAGCGTTGATCGGCCATACGATGATGGCTTCAGCATTGCTGACGACATCGACATGTATCAAGGCATTGAAAGCCTTGTAATGGCTGGAGGCTGAGCGGCTCGCAAGAAAGGGATGGCTCGATGAGCGGACCACTGAAAGACACCCGACGTGAGTTGCTGGCCCAGGCGCTGGCTTCCGGCAAGAGCATGGTGGAAGCCAATGAACTCGCCGGCTATGCGAAAGGTAAGCCCTGCACCGGCACGAACGGCCATCGCCTGGCGCACCATCCCGCGGTGAGAGCGCGCATCGACGAGATCCAAGCCACCGCCATGGCCCGCACGTTGAAGCTCCAGGCCATCGCCGCGGTGCGCTCCGCGACCACCGTGGCCTCGCTGATCGCCGAGGCCGAGGAGGCCCGTGTTCTGGCCATGAAGATCAAAAATCCCGCCGCAGCCGTCGCCGCCATCAAAGAGAAGGGCATTCTCTCCGGTATGCGGATCGAGAAGAGCGAGCATCTGAACCGCAATGTTGAACAGCTCACCGACGACGAGCTTGCCGCCTATCTCACCGCAGACGGCGGCGCGCCAGATCCTGAAACGACGACGCATTAGGGCTTCGCTGGTCGCTTGGGCGCGCCACTGCGGCTATGAGCCGGCGCGTCACCACCGGTTGCTGATCGAGAAGCTGACGCAGGTTGCCAATGGCGAAATCGATCGTCTGGCTGTCTTTATGCCGCCCGGCTCGGCCAAGTCGACTTACGGCTCGATACTGTTTCCGCCGTGGTTCATGGCTCGCTCGCCTGGCCGCTCGATCATTGCGGCCTCGCACACCACCGAGCTGGCGCAGAAGTGGGGCCGCAAGGTCCGCAATCTGATCGCCGAGCATGGCCCGACGCTGGCGGCGGTTCTTTCGCAAGACAGCCAAGCAGCGGGACGCTGGGCGCTTGCGTCGGGTGGCGAATACTATGCGGCAGGCGTTGGAACAGGCATCACCGGCTTCCGCGCCGACGGCGCCATCATCGACGACCCGATCCGGTCGCGCGAGGACGCGGACTCCGAGACGGTGAGGGAGCGAACCTGGGAGTGGTACAAGTCGGACCTGCTGACGCGGCTGCGGCCTGGCGGTTTCGTGGTGCTCATACAGACTCGCTGGCACGAGGACGACCTTGCCGGCCGGGTGCTCGAGGAGATGGCCAAGGGCAGCGGCGACCGCTGGAGCGTGCTCTCGCTGCCGGCCGAGGCCGAGGAGAACGATCCGTTGGGTCGGGCGCCCGGCGAATGGCTGTGGGACGACGCCTACGGCTATGCCAGGTTCCTGGCGCGGGAGAAGGCCACCCAGATACCGCGCAACTGGTCGGCGCTCTACCAGCAGCGCCCGACGCCCGAGACCGGAGACTACTTCAAGGAGGAGTGGCTGCGGCCGTATACGAAGGCGCCGGCGCGCGCCACGCTCAACGTCTACGGGGCGAGCGACTACGCGGTCACGAGCGACGGCGGCGACTACACGGTGCATGTGATCGTGGGCGTCGATCCGGAAGGCAAGATGTGGCTGCTGGACCTGTGGCGCAAGCAGGCTTCGTCCGATGTCTGGGTCGAGGGCGTCTGTGACCTCGTGCTGGAATGGAAGCCGTGGCTGTGGGCCGAGGAGCAGGGCCAGATCAAGTCCGGCATCGGGCCGTTCCTCGATCAAAGGCTGATCGAGCGCAAGGCCTGGATCGGTCGCGAGCAGTTTCCGACCCGCGGCGACAAGGCGGTGCGGGCGCAGTCCATCCGCGGCCGCATGGCGCTGCAGGGGCTGCACGTCCCGACCGCGGCGCCGTGGTACGCGGCATTCCGTTCCGAGCTGTTGAGTTTCCCGGCCGGCAAGCACGACGACCAGGTGGACGCGCTGGGGCTGCTGGGACAGCTCCTCGATCAGGTGTCGAGCGGGCGCAAGCCCAAGGTGCCGGTCGCCGAGGAAGAGACCGGCTACAAGCCGTTCGAGCACGAGCCCGTCAACGATAGCTTCCTGGCAATGTAGAGGCACATAATGGCATTCGGCGGCCTTCCGGCGCGATCGCAGAGCAATCCGGGCGATCAGCTCCCGAGGCGCAACATTCTCTCGGGCGTCGGCGTGCTCGGCGGGCGGCAATTCGGCGGCGATACCATGGGGCGCCGGGCGGCGCAGAATAATCCCGGCTTCAAGTCGCAGACCGGGACGGTGGGCAACTGGGGCACCGAGGCGCCCGACGAATACGACTTCTCGGGCGACGAGGACGGCTATTTTCCGGTCACGCGACTGCGGCAACAATACACCGACTATCTGGCAACGAAGGTGCTGGAATATGAGGAGCAGAAAGTCTCGCGCCACTATTACCACGGCGCGCACTGGACGGCCGAGGAAATCCGCATCCTACGGCAGCGCAAGCAGCCGATCATCACATTCAACCGGATCAACCGAAAGGTTGACGGCATCACAGCGCTTGTGCAGCGACTTCGCCAAGACCCGAAGGCTTTTCCCCGATCGCCTAAGAATGCCGGCGGCGCCGAGCTCGCAACGCAATGCATCCGCGCCGCGCTCGACGGGATGGACTTCAAATACCTCGACTTCGAATGCACCAAGCAGGCCGCCATCGACGGCATCGGCGGGATCGAGCTCAAGCTGATCGAAGGCGACCATGGCGATCCAGATATTGGTGGTGATTTCATCTTCGGAGATGACTTCTTCTACGACCCGCGTTCGTATAAGCCGGATTTCAGCGATGCGCGCTATATGGGCATCGCGAAATGGCTTGATGTGGAAGCTGCGATTGAGCTTTTCCCTGATAAAGAGGATGAGCTGCGGACCCTTATGGTGGATACCGGCTTCGATCTCACGACGCATTCCGATCGTGAGTTCAAATGGGTCTATGTCAACGAGCAGAGACTTCGACTGATCGAGCACTGGTACAAGCACAAAGGTAAATGGTACTGGGCGTTCTATTGCAGCTTCATTTTGCTGGATCAGGGCGTGTCGCCGTTCCTCGATGAGCGCAACAGGCCGATGAACCGCTACGTGATGTTCTCGGCCGCGGTCGACCACGATGGAGATCGCTATGGTTTTGTTCGCAACCTCAAAGGGCCACAAGACGAAGTCAACCAACGACGCTCCAAGGCGCTCTTTATCTCGAACGTTACGCGCACTTTCGCGCAGAAAGGCTCGGTTGACGATGTGGAAACAGCTCGCCGCGAAAGCTCGCGCCCAGACGGATGGGTAGAATACAACAAGGGCTTCGAGAAGCCGATGCCGGACGATCGGCAGGCCGACCTGGCGGCGCAACTGCAACTCATGCAGACAGCGACGAGCGAAATCGATGGGTTCGCCAACATACGTCCCGACGCCATCGGAGCGGATGACTCAACGTTTCATTCAGGGGTGGCGATTAATTACCTTCAGAAGGCCGGCATCGCTGAACTCGGTTCGTTTATATTGGCGTATCGCGCGTGGAAACTGCGTGTTTATCGTACCGTGTGGAATATCGTCAAACGCACCTGGAACCAGGAGCGGTTCATCCGCGTGGGCACCGACGACACCCAGAAACTGATTCAGATCAATGGTTTCGGCAAGGACCAGTTCGGCCGTCCCGGTTTCATCAATGCGATCGGCGATATCGAGGTCGAGATCGTGCTGGACGAGGGGCCGGACAACGCCAACCTGATGCAGGATGCCTACGAGGTGCTGGCACAACAGCCTCCGGGGACGATACCGCCGCAAGTCCTGATCCAGATGATGCCGATCGCGGACAGCATCAAGAAGCAGCTCGTGCAGATGATGAGCCAGCAAGACCCGATGGCGCAGCAGGCCAAGCAATTGACCAACCAGCGGCTCGGCGCCGAGGTGGACGAGAAGAAGGCCGGCACGATCCATCGCTATGCGCAGGCCGCCAAGGCGGCGAGCGAGGCGCACACCAACGTCACCCAGCTCGTGCATCAAGCCATGGGCATCACGCAGGCGGGCGTGCTAGATGCCAACACCCCGGATCAGCCTGGGCAGGGTGGCCAGCAGCCGCCATCTGGACTGCCGCCGCCCGTGCAGCAACCACAGCCCATGCGCGTCCAGCCGTTCGCCCGGCCCGCAGCGCCTCGGCGTTTCGCACCAGCCCCGATGCGGCGTCCAGCTTAAGAGGTTCCCCCATGCTCAGATTGCTTCTCGCCGCGCTGGCAACAGCGTGGTGTTCGTGGACTAGTCCACCCGCGTTTGCGCAGTCGGCGCCGCTCAAGTACGACAGCCTCGCCTCCACCAACTCGACCCTGGTCGTTTCCGGCGCCGTGCAGCTTCGCGTGCTCGGCCTGTTCAATACGACGGCCGCGATCTATTGGCTTAAGCTGTACGATCTCGCCGTGGCGCCAACCTGCGGCACCTCGGTCGTGAAATGGAAGGTGCCGATCCCGTTCGGGGCAGCGAATGCCGGCGGCGGCGCCGTCATGCCGATTTCCGATGGCTTGGCATTCGCCAACGGGCTGGGCTTCTGCCTCACCGG